AGGCGAAGTGTTGATGGGAGTAGAACCGCCGCCTAGGAATTCTGGGCGTTGAAGACGGAAATCGGGAGAAGTGACGCCGAAGTGAGATTTAAGAATCTCAATGTAACGGGTACCACCTCGCGCGTCGCGCTCGAACATGCGCTGGATCTGGAACGCCTGGCGGAGCTCATTGATGGTCGCTGCCGTCGCGTCGGAAAGGTCAGCCCGGATGCCCGGGAAGCCAGGACTGGTGGTGCTCTCCTCGACATAAAAACGCGTGTTGACAGAGCCGTTGTCGATGGCGACATGATTAGCGTAGTCGCGGAACTGGCCAGTGGACTCACGCACGTTAGTGACGTCGCCGGCGTACGCGTTGTTGTCCTTGCCGATGCCAATCACGGGAGCGGAACTCCCGAGAGGCATCGCGACAGCTGGACCCTTCTGGGTCCAGGGGAGACAGGAGGTGAAATAATCGTGGCGCTTGCCACGACGGAGAACGACGTAATCAGAAGCGGTATCGGGACCGTCGTCTTTATCGACGACAACCGAATCCTGAAGGTTCTGATCCCGGAACCATTCGTTCCAGATCAGATTATAGGCTCGATGCCAAAAAGCGCAGACAGCGCCGGGATTGGTTATGTCGGTAGGGAGCCCAAAATAATCCGCCAGGCTTCCCACTTCCCATGCCTGTCCGGAAGGGGGAGCCACAGTAGGAACGACAAAATCAGTAGAGTCAGTAGGATCGTCTTGAGCTCCATTGAAGCGCTCCCAGTTATTCCAAATAAGACGGTTAGGTACAAAAAAGAAAAAAACGTCGGCGTAGAGATTATCCATGAAAGGTGTAATCGGAGTCGCTAGACGAGCGAAGGTTGTCACTTTGGCCTTAAAGGAATCGCCGGGTAGAGCTTCGTCAACGTAGAAGGGAATAAGATAGCCCACATCGAAGGTAGATTTAAATTGATGAGAACGATTGAAGACGGAACGGGGAATGTCGGCGGAAGGAACAGTGGAGAAGTGAGATTGGGAAGAAGACATACGGGGCTGGGAAAAAGGTTTGTCGATCATAGTGATCTCCGAAGATAAGGGGCCATCCATGGCCCAGAGTTGAAAACGTTAGACAGGAAGCTGCATCTGACGAGGATCCGGCTTACGCCGAGCCTCAAGAGCGGTAGCGACCTGAGACGGAGGGACCAAGGCCTCTAAAATGCCCTTGTCCTGGTCGAAAGAGCCGACTTCGTAAAGAATGAAGTCTGACGGGTACTTGCAAATATTGGAAGAAGGATCGTTAGCGATCTCTTCCCAAGTCCGAACTGCTTGCCCGAGATGGGCAAGAAACATCGGAGGAGAAAATTCAGAAAGCTTCAAATCAAGTACAGAGAATGCGCGTAGCTTAGCCATGATAAACCTTTCGTAAAATAAGAAAATGAGAAGCGGCCAAAAGAACGATCCGTACAGACTGTAGAAGATCAACCATTTGCTTGTTTCCTCGCAAATAAAGCCAGAAGAGCCTTAAGAACTCCTGGCGAGTTAAGAGGAGCATTATCCGGAAAAGCGGACAACGCTTTTAGAAGCTCCCCTTTGGTGAGACTAACCGATTTCATAGGACCTCGTTAATGTGCGAATTTGAGCCAATTTGACGATCTCGCGCTCTGCGAGACGTCTTTCGGTTTTATCAGCCTTTGGCGACAGAGCGAGGGCACACTCGCGCTGTTCTTTGATAAACGCATACATTACGGGATCGCGCTTTTCAAGCGTTCGGTCATAAAATTTTGGAGGCCTGGACGGTACTCCCCGAGATACACATTCGTCGGAAGGATAAATAGAAGCTGCGTACTTTTCCAGGTGCGCATATCCGATTCCGGGACGTCGAGACATAGTTGCGTATTCGGGCTTGAGATTAAAAATCTCTCCATCGACCGGAGAGATTCTTTCATAATGAGCGGAGGCAAGAGGTCCAGTGATTTTCTTGGTAACGTAGCGAGCCACATATGCGCAAGATTCGAAAGTGACAGCGCCAACTCGGTTGAGACCGAAGGGCCACAGTCGAGACAGATCAACAGAGATCCAAGTCTTGTCACCACGATCTGAAGTTTCGATCGAGAGCGGCTGTGCATCCGAAAAAGAGTGACCGAAAATGATGGCGTGGTAATGAGGCCGCCCGCGGCGTTCGCCGTATTCACCCGCGTGGAAGAATCGTATTTTACGAGGAGAGACATGTTTTCGAAACCTCTTCATGAAATCCTGGAAATGCTTGACGTCGATTGACCCATCCTTGGGAAGATGGTCATCGTCATAAGTCAAGGTGATAAAGGAACTCTCCTCGTGAAAACGAAGCTCATGGGTGAGCCGGATTGCCCAATCCAGCGATCGCTGGAGCCGACAGCCGATACAACGGCCGCAAGAGAGTTTCATTTCGGAGCAATCCGGTGTAGGACGGAAGAAGACTCCGCGTGGACTACGCCACGCGTTAATAGGATGGTAGCAGGGCACAACTGCTCCCCTCTTAAATATGACCCCCGGCCCTGTTTGGGCCGGGGGTTTTGTTTTAAAGCCGGATTCCGCCGCGCATAGTCGCGCCGCGAGAATTCTTCTTATGGACCTTAGAGCCGCGACGGAAAGTTTTCCGACTAGCGTACTTGGACATTGGTCGACGTTTCATGGACACCTCCTTGTGTTAAGACACCATACCAGGGGTTCGGTGTCAGTGGGACCATTTACATCAAGGGAAGTAATGGTCCCACTATTCGGAATCCTGACCGGATTCCTCTTTTTGAGCACCCTTCGGGGCCGTCTGAGCGGCCTTTGCGGGCTTGCCCTTCGAGGACGAAGTGGGTTCGGGGGCCGAACGTAAGGAGCCGGGATCCGGCTCACCAGAGGGCTTGGGAGCAGCTCCTAGGCCAAGTTTAACCATGAGCTCGCGACCCTCTTGGGTGTCGGAAGCGGCGATGAACTGCCCTGGGTCGTTGTCAAATTGACGACGGACCGCGGCAGGTAAAGCCATAAAGAGATCGTGAGCGGCTAAAACACGATTTTGCATCTCCATGAAATCAGGAACCTGAGAAAAGTCGCCGAAGCGGGCGGCTGACTGCATGGCGGACTCGGGAAGCTTCCCGGTCTTTTTATAACGCGCCATGATGTTGTTGATATTAGTTTCAGCCTCGAACTCAGGCTTAGTGCGTGACTCCTCAAGCGTACAAGCGATGCCAGGATCTGTGGGCGGATTAAAGCGGGTAAAGAACTTCGTCATTTTAACCTCGTGCCTGAGCGGCCTTGATTGCGAAGGTGAGTTTCTTCGCGGATGGTGCGTTGTTGTTGTGAGGAGCGGGTGCCCTCGAGCATACGACGGACATTGACTGCGTCGAAGAAGCCACCAATCGCTTGATAAATACGGTTAGTGACGCCGTCGAACTTAGTGGCGCTGGTATCGAATTCGGCTTTTGCCTTGTCCTTACGGGACTCAGCGATACGAGCGTCAGCTTCGGACATTGCGGAGCGGGACTTAGCTTCGACCTGAGGCATGCCACGTTCCGTGGCTTTAGCCGAAGCGTGAGCGTTTTGAGCTTGAGCGACGGACGCTAGTGCACCAGCCTTAGTGGCGGCGATCTGGGCGTCTTGGGACTCGAGTCCCTTAAGAGACGAAGCGACGGAGATAGCATTACCTCCAGCTCGACCGACTCCTTTAAGGAGCTCGGCGCCAGGCGAGCCAGTTGCCGGAGATACATTTGCCACAGAACCTGCGGGCGAAGAAGCAGGGTTTCCGGCGGCCAGGATGGGGTTGAGACCAGCAGCGCGCATGTCCGCGACAGCCCTCTGATGGGCTGTTGAAGACATGCGTTCCTGAAAGTTTCGATTTTCGGCGGCGTTCGCCATATTTTGAGCATTGGCTTCTTTCTGCGCCTGAAGCGCTTGTTGAGCGGAGACGTAATTGCCCGCAGTTTCGGCGAAAGGCAAGGCATAGAGACCGCCGCCCCCAGCGAGAAACCCGCCACCTGCAATTGTAGACCAGTCCATAAGGCCTCCTAGAAGTGGTCAATGAGACCGGGTACAGAGTACACGGGAAGGGGACGGGCGCACTTAAGGTCGATGACCGCATCGAAGAGAAAATGCGGCTCGGTGTCAACCGCGATGACGCGGGAGACGGGAGGGTTCTCGACGATGAACGTCGGACCAAGAGTGGGGAGACTAGTGAACTTCTGGGCGAGATGCCAGTAGTCAAGAGGAGTAGCGTAAGTGGAGCGGAACTTGCCGGTGATCATAGAAGGCTTGTAACGATATTCGGCAAAACGTTCCTGGTAACCAAAGACGCCGGCGTCGGCGGATCCGCCGCCTGAGCCTTGCGTATAAATTTCACGATTATAGACGGCTTGCTCGCCCA